TCCGGCGGCAACGACAACGCCGGTTCCAGTCGCTCCGATGAACTGCAAGCCGAACCCACCCGTGGTGTTATTGAAGACCGTCCATTGCTGCGCGCCGAGCGGCAGCACGATGTTCCTCTGAACCGTCAGCGTTCCGGTGAATTCGAGAATCTCGTTCCGTTCCTCGTTGGCAGCAAGGGTTGTGTTGGCGTCCGTCATGGTTTTCGCAAGCCTGCCCGCTCGGCGGAAGGCTGTAAGGCGGTAGTCGTTATATGAAGTGACCGTCGAAACATCGGTCCAAACGAGGTACAGCGGAATCTTCCCCGGCGTCCACGCAGATGTGTTACTACTTATGACGCCGGCCCGTGTTGCTTCGATAAAATTCGCCACCGACGCGGTAAGCGCCAACGTGCCGTTGGCGATTTGTGCCAAGGCGGCATCAACCATGATCGTTCCGCCGTAGTATCCCCACGTCAGGCCGGACGTCGTCGATTGCCTGCGCCCAAACAATGTCGCCGGGCTGGCGGCGTCGAAGTAGGCGTTTGCAGTAACTTCCTTGCTGGCTTGGGATTGTGCGATAGAGTCAAAAGTGACTGTTGAATTGGACATGAGTTACCTCGTAATCGACGTTGTGAGCGGGTAGCCGCGCCCGACGGTTGCGGAGAGTTGATAAATCTTGACGTAGAGCGTTGCCTGATTGCTGCCGAAATCGGTGACCTGCTGTGCGCTGGTATAGGGTGTCGTGGCGCTGGCAAGGCTGGAGAATGTGCGCTTGAGCGTGGTATAGGCGCCGCTGCTGTATATCTCCACGTCGTAGAGTTCAGAGGCTTCTCCGAGCGAAGCATCAACCAGATCTCGCCAGGCGCCGCCGATGCGCGTGCGGCGAATCCAGGTCAGCGTCCAGTCGTTTGTTGTCGGGTGGCGGTTGCCGATCAGATACACCGGGCTCAACGGCTTGAGGTTCACTGCGGAATAGGTGAAGGCGACCTGGTCGGACGCGGAGGAACTGATCGCGCGGCCTGCCGTGACGGCCTGATAGGACCGCGCAAGGCCGATGCTATTGGTATTGGAGGTGAGGAAGGACAGCGACGTATCGAGCGCGATCACCGCATCGCCTAAAACATGCGTCGACATCGCCCACTCTGTCCCAGCCCTGCCGCGCAGCAGGTTGGTCAGCACGTAGCTTCCATCCCCCTGCAGCGTGCAGGTCTGCGCAGCAATGATTTCCCACCGCCCATGCGCGCCATAGGCGACGTGATTGGCGCCGTTGAACATGGATAACTCACTGACGCTGCTGGGCGCCGGACCATAAAAACTCCCAGCGAGCGTACTGGCCTTGTCGATCAGATCGGTCCCGACCACGCCCAGCGCATTGGACGCCACACCCATGGTCGCACCGGGGGAAGATACCCCCTGAACATCCACCCAGGTCTGCCCGTTGTCATCGCTGCGAAACAGCACGCCGCCTGGCCAGCCCGCCAGATACCCCGTCATTGCCATGGGGAAACCCGCTGTGTTCAGATCGTCCGCCAGGGTCGGAATATCCAGCAGCGCCACGCGCGAATCTCCAGACAGCTTAAGGGCAACGCCTGTCGACGCACCCGCCGCGCCGACCGCCGCCGCTGTATAGACCGCCGTCGAATCGTACTTCGCCGCGCATTCAACGCGCCCGTCCGACGTGTAGGTGATTGACGTCAACCGCAGCCTGTAGGTCGCTTCGTTGGCGTTGACCACGATGACATCTCCAGGCTCCAGCGCACCACGGCTTGGCGGCAAGGAAAACGTCAGGTCGTAGCGTTCCAGCCAATAGAGGTAGAGCAGCGTTTCTGCTGTTTTGGCCGCCTCATCACTGCTCATCACGAGCGCCAGGCTGATCTCGGAAACATTGACCGCGTCGGTATTCAACCGCTCGGCATACTGCTGGCCCGAGTCATATTCACGCTCGACGTCGAGGTAGCTCAGGACCACTCGCCGCGGCAGTACGGAATCCATCTCGCGGCTATTGGTGACCGACACGCCCGGCGCCTCGCCAATGCCGCGCGCATCGAGCTCGGAAGCCGCAATCGTCGCCACGCTGGCGCTGCCGCGTGGCTTGAATTTGATCTTGTACCCGCTCTGCACCACGTCGAACGGCCACGCACCTTGCAGCGGCTCGATAGCCGAGCGGATCGATGAAATGCTTGTGGTTCGATAGCCTTTTACCAGTGACGTGAGAAGTGATACATCAATGTCGCTTGCTGTGAGCAGGGCGCTTTTAAGACATTCGGGACTTACAACACTCGCCAGTGTGACCGAGGACGTCGATAGTCTGTCGATGCTGTAGTACCTGACATCGATTGTCTCGCTCACGCTGTTTGGGCGCGCGGATATTATTATTCCATCGATGATCTTTATGTAAATGTTGAAATACGTTCCGGTGGTCGGGCTGCCGTCAATAGTCCCTTCAAATGTCGCAGTCAGCGCATCCAGAGAGAACTTGAATACCTTGCAGGTTGCCGACGACGGGCCATCAAAATACCAAAGGAATCCCCCATAGGGGCATAACAAATTTTCTCCGACATGGTATACCGGATATCCATCAATCACAGAAGGGACAGTCATCACGGCGACCTGGTTAAGGCTCGCGTCGTACTTTCTGATGTACCCCAATACCCCGGTCGATGTGTTTGTCTCAAGCGTGTAGCAAAATGATCCGTCTGTCGTTCCGAGCCGTGTCAAATTCGTTACTGATTTTTCCAGCGCAGGGAGCGCCCCTTTAACGATCACCCCGATCATGGTTCTATTGCAAGCAAACAACAGATCACCATCCTCGACCAGGTTTGCCGATCCTGAGTAGAGAGATACCGAAAAGTATGGGGTTGAGTCAGGCCAAAACCGATCTGGGTTGTCTGAAAGCATTCTCGCCGGTACCGGATATCCGGTTACACCTGCGGGAAGCCCGGTGATTACTGACATAGCGCCTAGCCTGTTGTCATGTTTCGCATAGGTCAATCCAGTCGTTAAAGTGCTGTCCCAGGCCGGGTTAAAAACCCTGACCAGATCCATCGATATGTGGCATCCGATATAGGTATAGGCGTATCCGTATGTCCCCAGAGATTTCGGCGAGCTGATGAACTGCGAGATCAGCGGAAACTTTGTGGAATATCCAGCCTTTACAATCTCGACCTTCACCTGCACGCCGACGAGCGAGTTGTTGTAGGGGGCAAGCTGGAGGTCGTTGAAGACGATATAGGCCAGGCCGCGATAGGCGGGTGTGTTGGCCACGCCAAGCGTCGCTTGCATTCGCGAGTCAGCAAGCTGCGACGCGCTCCCCGTGTGTAAAGTGAATACTGAGCTGGCCTGGTTGCTGGCGATAATCGTGGCCAGATCGGTTGCGCCTGCGTCGTAAAACAAACGGTTACCTAGCCATATACGGCGAATCCCTGCGATTGGCGTCCCGTCCGTGCAGTCGAGCAGGCCGACGGCAAAGGTCGCGGAGTACGAAAATGTCGTCGTCGTCGTTTTCGGCCCGCCGCCCTTGCCTCCGCCACTCGTCTCTTTCCTCTGCGTCTCCTTGAGTTGGTTGTTTTCCAGCCAGAAGATATTTCCGACAACCGGGAAGGTGCCGTAGCCGCGCGGGATGAAGGCACCATAGGTCGCGGTGGCCACCGACAGGTCGGAGAGTCGCGGCCCCTGATTTACCGGCCCCTTGGGCGGATCGAGGTAGCCACCAATAGCGATCCCGATCTGAGCGCCGTAGAGCGCGCCTTGCGGGCCGCCGACAAAGAAGCCGCCGACCGCGCCGAGAGCGCCGCCAATTGCCTGCCCGCCGGTACTCATGCCAATCCCTTGAAGCGATACGCGCAAACGATGCGCGCGGCCCATACCGATGACAGCCGGTGCTCGCAGACCCTACCGACCGAGGCATAGCTGTGGATGATCGTCTCGCCCGCCAGGATCGCCAGATGCTGCGGGTCGCCGGCGAAGCGGATCAGCAGTACATCACCCGGATGGCGATCCATCGCCGCGACACGCTCAAGGCACGGCTGCTCGTCAAGCGCACACTGGAGCTGCCCGTGCGACGGCGACCGGCTGTAGCCTGTCCGATCCACATACTCGGCGCCGAGCGACTGCGCCACGGCCACCACCAGCCCGGCACAGTCAAGCGCCAAGCCGGGGATGCGGCCCTGATGCAGAAACGGCGTACCGAGGCAGGCGCGGGCAGCGGCAAGAATTTCGTCGGCGCTCATCCGCCCCCCACTTGGCTGTACTGGCTGCTCGTCGGAACGTTGGAAAAGCCCAGAAAGTTGATTACGTTGCCGTACTTGTCGCGGCAATCCTCCAGGCGCTTGCGGCAGCCCGGCACCATCGAATACGCATCGCCGATCACCGGCGGGTAATGAAACGGCTCGAAAACCTCAATCGTGCCGTCCGCCTCGTAGCGCTTCACTTCCCGCAACTTCAGCCCGGCGTTGGCGCCGCTGGTAAATACCAGTGTTCCGTAGGCAAAATAATCCGCCGCTTCGCCGCGTGCCGAATCACGCACGATCGACGCGCTGGTCACCGCCGTCAGCGTTCCGGTCACGGTGATCGCCGGTAGGCTGATGCCGCAGCCGGTATCTCCAAAGGTGCGCTGGCAGGCGGCTGTATAGGTCAGGCCGACCGATTGATTGAGCGCATCTTCCAGCGACATCTCCTCGATGCTGTAACGCGCATCCTTGAGCGTCGTCTTGCCCAGGAAGCTGGCAACAATCGGCTCCTCGTCCTCGACCGGCGCGTTCCAGGTGGTGGCAAACAGATAGGCGCGGGCGTTGTCGAAGACGCCGCTGGCAATTTCGTTGTACCCGATCCCGGCCAGGCCACTGATGCCCTCCAGGTCGATCATCGCCGGGTTGAGCCCTGCCGTTGCACTGTAGCCGGTGAAGTCGTAGCCGGACGCGGACAGGTAGGTATGCCCGCCCATCACCAGATCGCGCACATACCGCGTCAGGTAGATTGGCGAACCGGACACTGGCACTATGCGCAGGCAGATCGTCCGGTAGCGGTAGTCGGCAATCATTGCTTTCATGGATTGAGCAATTCAATCAAGGTCAACGAAGAGATATCCCGGTAGTCTATTAGATTTTGCGTAATCATCAAAACGCTGTCAAAACGTGCCGGAATATCAAACTCGCAACCTCCCTTGACCGTTTCTCCTGTTTGCGGCTGCGTGTTTACCGTGCCCCCACTGGTGTAGGTCGAGAAGGCAGTTGAGTTGATGGCCACAGTAATGGTCGTTGCGCCGATGGCGGTGATGGCGCCGCGCAAGCCGTTGATCTGCGTCATTCCGGCGACGCCGGAGAAATACACCGACTCGCCGACCAGCATCGTGTGCGCGCCGATGGTGGCCACCGCCTGCGCGGCCTTGGCAATGCCTGTGACGGCGCGCGTCTTGTTCGCCGAAAACGTCACCTTGCCGGTCGTCGTATCGACGCTCCAATTCACCACCGGGGTATTGAGAATCTCCAATGCACCGATGGCCACGCGGGTTGTGCCAGAAACCGGTTTGAATAATGTCCGATAAGGAAGGCCGATTGACAACGGGGTTCCGCCCTCGCCATAGACTTTTTGTAATTGATACGTTGTTCCTGCGACCACAAGACCGAGCGTTTGGTCAAATGCTGTTGGCGTTCCGGTTTGTCCGTTCGTAGTGTAATCGTCAAGACATTTAACTCGGAAACCCGCATATTTTCCAAATGCGCGATGATAAGTATTGGCAATGTTTTGATAGAGCGTAGCGGCCTTGGCATCGTAAGCAAAGATAAACTCTCGAACTGGGAACGGATGAAGAAGTTCCCGATACTCGCTGTCATCTGAAGTTTTGGTGATTCTTACTCTGTAGTCGTCACCGTATGAGGCACCATACTTAACCGCAATCGATAAACGTTCTTCTAAAAATTCAGCCATTATGCATATCTTTGCGCGTTACTGAACGCCGACAAGACCTCTCTTGCCCCGATCCCTGCCGCCCTTCTTGTTTCGGAAGGCGTTCCAGGAGGGACGTGAACGCTCATATTGTAAACGTTGCCGCTGGGCTTGTTTTGTTTGTTTTCAGATGCTGGAACAATTTTCTCGCCCTTGTGAACCTGAGCAACCATGTCCCGGGGAACGTAATCAATGCCTACCGCGAACTGAGGAACGCCGGCAGCTAACCCAGCGGTATCCCCAAAGCCAGGAAAACTAGCATTGCCGCCAAGACCGCTCAAACTGCTTAGGGCGTTGCCAACCCATCCGCCAACGTCCCCGGTTTTGCCCATGTCGCCAAAAAGACGGTTCATAAGATCGGCCGCAACGGCTTGGGAAATCATTTGCCGGATCATCGTTCCGAAGCTTTGAAGCATGCCTTTTGTTCCAGCAGCGAACGGATCGAATAGGAAATCTGCCAATGCCTTCTGCATGTTCTGTGCAGCTGATTTTGTGAACTCATCCAAAGCGTCCGCTTCTTTTTCCAAGGATGTAGCATTGCGTCCGAGCGCGACATCCACCACTTCGGCATACTGCTTCATCGCAGCTTCCGAACCTTCGATTCCAAATTTGTTATCCAAATAAGCGTCAGCAATACGTTGCATCTGCTCCCGTTGTTTCTCAAGTTTCGCGGTATCGGTATTGGCGATCAGATAATCCATTTCTCTTCTGATCTCAAGCACTTTTAATTCAGCTGTCGCAGCGGCGGTTGCTTCAATTGCAGTTTGCTTCCAAACGTCCGGCATATTCTCCCACTCAGGAGCACGCATAAGATCAAGCAAAACCTTCTGTGCAGTATTCAGATCTCTGGTTGCATCATCAGCGGTGACCACAGATTCTCGAATGCTGTTCAGTGCTTCGGCATAAGCCTTTGCTTGTTGGTTTTGCTTTTCGACCGCAATTTGCTTTTCCAAAAGCACAACAATTGACGCCCTATGCGCCGCGGTCAACTTCAACTCGCCCATTGCGAGATCTTCAGCGAACTTGGCAGCAGTCTTTTGTCCGTCTGTCAACTTGTTCTGCCCGTCGCCTTCAAGAATCGCCGCTGAGGTCTTTTCGCGGATTGACCTGGCCAGGTTAGAATAAGCGGTTGCTTCCTTATCAACTGCGCTCGCTCCGCCACCACCTCTCCCCGTCTTGTTTCCAAGCGTCAAAGCTTCGGCCGCTGCTTTCGCCCGAGCAGCATTGCCTTGCCTGATGCGTTCTTCCTCACTCATAGCCGAGGTTTTCGGCGCTGACGGTTTGGGATTCATGACAGAGGTTTCAAAGGCTGACAACGCCTTAGCGGCCGCTGCATTGTCAGCAAGCATTTCCGTTCTTATCGCCAAAGCTGCTTTAAAACCTCCGCCAGTTACCAAGGCGTTTGCTTGTGCTGCAATCCCTCCGATCTCACGACCTATTGTGGCAAAAACATAGGCGACATTGGCACCTAAAACCAACACCGCTTCTTTTACCGTCCGGAATGCTTTCGACAAACCTTCGCCGATATTCGAGATCATTCCTTCTGCGCCTGCTTTGTCCAACTCCTCATTTGCCGCTTTCAAAGCAACAGTCAGGGTATCGACTGAATCGCTCAAAGCCGGTAAGAAAATCTCACCGACTTTGATTTTGAAATTGTCCCAATGGCGCGTCAGCGAAGACATTGCCTTACCGGCTGTACCCATCGCTTCTTCGTATATGCCTTGATACTTCACGCTCTCTTCCAAAACCGCGTTGGTGCGTGCCATGACTTTTTGCTGCTCGGTCAGTTTGTCAGAGGTCGTTCCAACTTGGGCCGCGAGCTTTTTATAACTTGCCTCCCAACTGATCTGCATACCCATCGTTTTGAGAATTTCCTGCTCGCCTGACTTGATACCATGGATCATTCTGAGCATAGCATCGGACGAATTTATGTTAGCGACTACCGCCAAATCCTGCGCAGCTCGTCCGAGATCGCTTGCCTTGGCGAGATCGATATTGGCAGTTGCCAATTGAATAACGGCGTCTCGGGATTGCATCATGGAGATGCCTTGCGCCTGCAACTCTTTGGAATATTTTTCGACTTCGGCACGAGTATAGCCTGCATTGTTGCCTGCAATCTTCATGACGATACCAAGGGTTTCAAACCGCGCTGCCATTAAAGCAGAATCTTTTATAAATCCGGCGATCTGCCATGCTGCGAACGCCTTGGCGACGCTCGCATAAATCTTGCGCAGCTCGTCCGATGCTGTGGTCAGTTTTTTGGTCTGAACTTCAGCGCGCGTGCCCTTTTCCGTCAGCTTGTCAAGTTCCGTGCCACCTTGCTTAACTGCGTTGGCGTCAACTGCTAGAACTAGTGTCGCTACATCCGTGCTCATATTGTGCTTTCAGCCAAAGAGTGTCCAGCCTTCTAATAGCGGATAATTCCCACGTTTCAAGCGGCATTCCAACCGTTCGAGACCATTCGCGGATATCTGTCAAGCTTAACCGCTCACCGTTTCGCCTTTCTTCGTGTAGCTCGGTAAACCAATTCCAAAGATGATTACATAAAACCGGCAACTCGGGCGCTTCTGCTAACTGTTCCGGCATCACGCCAGATTGTCTATATAGGCTTTGAAGATGGGTTTTTAACGTCTCTCCGTCATCTTGCCTTTCCAGCAATGCAAACTCTGACTCAGCAAAAGCCTCTAGCTCGCTGGTCAGGTCTTCAAAAAATTTGCGAGGTCACCGATTCCCTCATCTACTTGTCGCTTGATCCACGGCAAAGCATTGTAAACAAGCAAGGCGTTTTGAGCCGTGAAAGCGAGTTCTTCGCCCTTAAAGAGCAAGGTCCTTGCATCCCCAGTGCGCCACCCAGTTGAACAGGCAACCAACGCAGCAGTGCTATCCTCCTCGGCTGCCTCGACCGTCGCCACTTCGGGATCTCGCCCACGCTTACGGCTCATCGCTTCTTTGCGAAGGCGGGTATTGATCGACTGACGAGTGTATTCCTTGAAGGCTTGAGAATCGCGACCGAGAATGGAAATCCAAATGTCAAGCGGTGCGTCGGTTGTCGGATGACGGAGTTCAAGTTCTGCGCCGGCATCGCAAGCGGCAACGGTATCGAGAGAAGCGAGATCCAAAGGGTTCATGCCTGGCTGTCCTGAATAGTCAAAATTGTTTGATCCCATGCTAAAGCAGCGCCGCCGGCACTGTTCAACTCAGCGGTGAAGGGATAGGTTCTGAGGATTGATTTTTCGCCATCATCCGGGGCGTCGCCAGTAAGCTTGATACGTCCCATGGTAAAGGTCATGAAGTCGGCAGTTGCGCTCGGATCAACTGTGGCCACAATAATCAGGCTGATTGGTGTTTCCGCGTCGTAAAGAGACTGCAATGTGGCCGAGTCAAACAGAGCGGTAAATGATCCACTCACCTTAATACGGCCGCGATCCATGTCCGGGGAAACGTTTGAACCGAGCACCGCGCTGACCGGTTTCACGCCACCATCAACGGTAATCTGTGCGCCAGTAATGTTTGTGACCTCGGTGCCTTGCACAAAAATTGAACCGTTAAGCGCAGACATGACCGCAGTGACCGTTTCAACGGCGGGAGTCGTGAAGCTTTGCGAGGCTCCGAGCGTTCGGGAAAGACCAATAACGTCGAAACTAATTGAAGCGTTGCCCGTCGCCGGCAAGTTCAGGTTGATCGAACTCACCTTGCAATCGTCAAACCGCTCGGAACGGGTCAGGTCAGAATACCATTCTTCAAAGGTGAAGAACACATCGGTATGTCCGGTGAGAGGAACCAAAGTCTTCTTGCCAACGACCGTAAAGGTAACGGCATCGCCGGACGACTTGGCGGCGGCGGGCAGACCGTCCAAAAAGATGCCAGACATATTGCCAGCCGTTAGCGCGGTAATCAAAAAATTTCGATCATTGTTTCCGGCACCCCCAGCGGAGAATCCTGTCCAGCGGCCAACGTCGCCGACCTTGAGTCCGGCAGTCAAATATCCTGCCGAAGCATCCACAAACTGGGGAGCGCTGACCGCCGCAGTCACATCAGTGCCCGCTGCCATTGGCGTGGTAGCTGCAAATGCTTTTCTCATGCCGGCGGCAATAAGTTCTTCGTAAGTTTGGCAAGACAGAAGACCTTCGAGCTTGCCTTCAACTTTTTTCAGGCCGTAGGTAACGCCCGTAGACTGTTGATGGGATACAATTTCGTCATTCTCGAACATATCCCGCATGGCGGTAAATGCCGAAGTGCGGCGGCGAAGGATTTGTCCGCCTGCGCCAGTCTTTGGTGTACCAAGAGCGACTTGGGTGCCGAAAATAGTTTGCTTCTTGATGCCTTGTGCCAGTGCCATGATTTAAGCCTTTCAGATATTTGAATAGAACCGTATTTTAACGGGAATCATCCAGCGATCACCATCTACAGAACCCGCTGATATCTCCGGCGTCTGCTCGATTGTAACGATGACCCCGGCGTTTGTAAACGAAGCGCCTCTATAAAATATGCTGCGCAGAAGCTCAGCCCTCGCCTGTGCAACAGCGCTGCCCGTTTGCAAAGGGTAAAACAAGGTCACCAAGAACACACCCTGCTCGCGGTGATAGGTAGCCCCAATCTCCAAATCCTCAGGAGCGGCAAACAAAACATCCGCCCTCTGCCAAGGGGTCGAACTGTCCAGCGGCGGAGTGAAAGCAACGTTCGGCCAGGCTGTTACCAATGCCGGGGTCATCGCGGCCAACGCCGTTTCCAATGCCGCTTTCACTTTAACTGAACTCATAGCTTCGCCGCTGCCTTTTTAAACAAGGATTGAAATTCCACCACCGTCAGCATAACCATGCCTTGCGGAGCTTGTCGATAGGACCAACCTTCTTCCAAACGTTGAGCATATGGGAGATTGTTGGAAATGTAGTGAATGCCCGCTACGCTCGCTTTTCCGCCGAGTCACTGTGAGATTCTACCGATTGAGACGCTTCCAGAAGGATCAATCGTATCGGTTTGTCCTTTCGGAATAGCGTTTAACTTGTATTG